ATTAAAGTTAAAATAGACACAAGAGCAGGAATAGGTAAAAAGAAATTAAGACAACTTAAACAAGTTATTAAAGAAGCAATTGATGAAACGATTGGATTGGAATGAAACTCATTTATAAAATTGGTATTGGTGTGTCATTGACATTGAATGCATTTGTATTCATTGTAAGTTCATATGGACTAATGACTTTTGATTCAAGAGTTCAAAAGAATCGAAAGTTTCTTATTGATACTATTAAATTAGAGGTAGAGAAACAGATACCGAGATCTTTACCAAGAGTTACGGGTGAAGTTTATGTCCCCAATAAATGATATTCATATTCATGATGTGAGTGTCCCTCACGTACATCAATATAAAATCCCTTATACTAATATACCTTTACAGAGAGTTCCTGTCACATTACAGATTGGATTTCCAATAGTAGAGATGCCGGGCTGTGTAAAGATGCATAGGGATAATAAAGATCATATTACTCGTCTACCCTTTGATAAAGATCTTGTGAATCAAGATCCAAAAGGTTCTACAACTTTGTGTCCTCATGGTGAGTATCCATCATATGATGCAATGGATTATCAACCAGAGAATTTAATAGTTACTAGAGAAACACCACCTCCACCTATTGCACCTCCACCAGAGGTTGATGCACCAGAGGTTCCTCCCACTGGTGATCTTGGTGGAAATGAGGAAGTACCATGTCCCGGCCCCGGTCAATTAAGAGTTGGTGATGTAACTCAATCAGGTGATGAAAGAGTTGTTGGTCATCGTCTTCTTGAGGATGGTAAAACCTGTGAGACATTGTATGAACCTACTACACCACTTGAAAAATATGTTCCACCATTAAATCAAGTATCATCTGTGACTGCACTAGCAGTTGTGGCCACAGCAGGTGCTGCTGCAACACCATTATTGATTCGAGTTATAAAACCAGTAATTAAAAAATTATGGACAACCATCCAAAAGAAATTAGGTAAAAAGGTTA